TTGAAATGACTGAAGCTGAAAAAGCCATAGATGAGATGATGACTAGAGAAGAACTTAAAGGAAATCAATCAAAACTTGACATGAATAAAAATGGCAAATTGGACGCTGATGACTTTAAGAGTTTAAGAGCTGGTAAAAAAGGTATGGAAGAAGAAATGTCTGCAAAAGAAAAAAGCTTTGCTGCATTGGCTGAACCAAAAGACAAAATTACTTATGCTGATAAAATTGCTGGCGCAAAAAAAGGTGATGTAAAAGAGTCAAAGCTTAGTATTTCAGAAGCTATTAAAAATATGGATAGACTTATCGATACCCTAACTGAAGGGTTAAAAAAAAAAGTCTAACTGAAGAAACAAAATATAAGTTGAAGTTGGCTGGTTCTACTCCAGAACCAGCAGCTCCAGCTGAACCAGCTGAACCAGATGGACCAGCTCCAGCAGAACCAGCTCCAGCTGAACCAGATGACAAACCGTTTGATGACGAACCGTTTGATGCTGGTGTTGAGGCTGATGAAGAAACAGACCCAAAGAAATTTATTGAACAACTAACTGGAAAGTTAGGACAATCCCTAAGAAAATATACTGAAGAACAAGGTCAACCAGATTTTGAACTGGAAAAGTTCTCAATCAATTCGTTATTGTCAGCAACTCACACTTCTGAAATGGATGCTGATGACCAAAAAGATATCATAAACAAAGTTAAAACAGCTGGCAAGGGTGATGAAGATGTTGCACCAGAAAGTGATGAAACACCTAGCGAAGAACCAGCACCAGAAGCTGAACCATCTGATGAAGAAGGTTTGGACGAATTGAGAGTTTACGAAAACATGGATAATTTATTTGTTAACCCTAAGAAAAACAGTATGTTTCAAGAAGGTTCAAATGATATTTTAAATGAAGATAGATGTACCAAAATAGCAAAAAGAAAATATGATGTTTGGCCATCTGCTTATGCATCTGGTGCTGTTGTTAAATGCAGAAAAGGTAAAATTTGGAAAGGACTTAAAGAGGAAGATTTAAAAGAAATGGGTGACTACAAGGGTATGTCTGATGAACAACTAGATGAAAAATGGTCACAAAAATATAAGAAAAGTATTGATTGCGACAACCCTAAGGGTTTTAGTCAAAAAGCACATTGTCAAGGAAGAAAAAAACATAATGAATCAATAGAAGAAGCCGCTAAAAAAACTGATTTTTCTAAAGAAAAAGAAAGCGGTCTTCACGGTTGGTTTTCTAGAAGAGGTGGTGAAGGTAGCAAGGGTTGGGTAGATTGCAATACATGTAGAGATGGAAAATGTAAACCATGTGGTAGAGAAGATGGTGAAAGTAGAGCCAAGTATCCTTCATGCAGACCAACTCCTGGTGCTTGTAAAGCCAAAGGAAAGGGTGACTCATGGGGTAAAAAATCAACAAATGAATCTGAATATAACGTTTATGAAAACATGAGTTTTGATTTTGTTAAATCAGCTATTGAGTCTGCTTCTGGTGATAAAGTGCAAAAAAGAGAAGAAGATGATTATGGAAGACCTTTATATTGGAGTTTAACCAATGATAACATACACTATTTTATTGGTAATGAAGATGGTGAAGAGGTGATTGTTTTATACAACGCTGAAACTGGTGAAAGATATCCTATAGGAAACTTAAAACATTATAATACTTCAGATAAAATTAATGAAAATATGAATGAAACAAATAACTACATGTTTTGGTCTAACCTTAAAACAATTGTACATGCAACAGGTGAGTTGATGAAAATGGATTATAACAAAGTGGATTCAATATTATCTGATGGTCATGGTTGGGCACTAGACCATATGGCCACAGCAAATGATGACATCGAAGAAGTTTATCATTTCTTGGAAGGTCAAATAGATTATGAAGGTGCTGACGATGACCGCATGACTGAAGGGGAACATGAATCAAATAATTATATGTTCTGGCAAAACCTAAAAACCATGCATCACGGTGCCAAAGAAATGTTAGAAATGGACCCATCTAGAGTTGATGCAATTCTGTCTGATGGTCATGGTTGGGCACTAGACCACGTAGCTACTTCAGCTGATGATGTTGAGGACGTTTATCACTTTATTGAAACCGAAGTTGATTCTTATGATGGTGAAACTCAAGGTGGATATAGCGATGAATATGGTAGTGTTCAAAACACAACTATAAATGAATCTGAATACAAAGGCAGAACAGTAAAATTGGGCAAACCAATGAAAGGTGATGTTAAGAAATTCAAGGTATTTGTTAAAAACAAATCTGGCAAAGTTGTAAAGGTTAACTTTGGTGACCCCAACATGGAAATAAAAAGAGATAATCCAAAAAGAAGAAAATCTTTCAGAGCAAGACACAAGTGTTCTCAAGCCAAAGATAGAACAACACCTAAGTATTGGTCATGTAGAATGTGGTCTAAAAAGCCAGTATCTAAAATTGTTGAGAAAGACTTGTCTGAATCAAAAAAAAGTAGTATATTTGATAAAAATTATCTTAAAATGAAGATATATGAATCTTTTAATCAAGAAGACACTATGAATCAACCAGTAACAGAACCAGTTGTAAAACCAACAACTAAACCAGCTGAACAACCTGTAAAGCAACCAAGTAGAAAGGATAAACCTTTTCTACCAATGCCTATCACTCAACCAGACCCAAAAGCGATTAAAAAATAATGAAAGACCTTTTTTTGATATATGTAAACATGGTTGGTAAAGATTATAAAGGTGATTATCTTTATGAATTTATCTTTTCAGATACCACCAAAAATATTGACGGTGATGAGTGGGACACATTCCCAGCTTCTGGTAGACCAGAAGCACCCCACGAACACTTTATCAAGAAGGTTGGCCGTTTGGAGTCAGAATTAAAATTGGATGTTATACAGAATAGCGATACGTTTGCTGTTTGGGATGCGGTAGATGGAGTTATAGCTTTGGCATGGGAAAACATCAATGCTTATGATGCCTACCCAGATAAAAGACTTTGTTTTAAATTTGGTGAACCTTTGAAGAATGTTGAAGGCAAACTATACGAAAAAGACCTAATACTAAATTATAATAAAGAATATCATGGAGAATCAAAATAACCTCAACGAATTAAATATGGATTACACAACTTATACCAAAGTAAAGGGCAAAATGAATCCACAAGACAGAAAAAGTGTAACTATTACTGGTGATAAACCAGCAACGTCTTCATCTTCTATGTCAATGGCTAGCACCATGGAAGAAAATGAAATGTCAGCACCAGAAGCCGTTATTGAGCCACAAGACAAAGCTACTATCAAGTATCTTTCAAATGTGAAAGATGCCAACACTGGTGAGATATCACAACCTTTTAACATTGGTGATAAAAAATATCAAATGGTTAGAGGCATTCACCCAACTGGTGATATAGGTTTGGGTGTATTCTGTCATGATGATATGGATGATAGCGGTGAGAATATTATTCATTCTATGGAGTATTTTGAAGAAAACATTGCCAAACCTATGAAAGAACAAATGGGTATGGTTGGCCAAGATATTCAAGTGGTTCCAAAAGTAAAAGAAAGTGGTTTTGATTATGCGAATGCTGAAAGAGAATATCATGATAAAGAAGCTTTTATGGATTATTTGAATTTGAGTGATATCGAACCAATTTACAGACACTTCTTTGTGAATATCAAAAACGGTAATGTTGTGGCTAAATTTAAAAACACCAAAGATATGGTTAAATCTGGAATCAAATTAGGTCCAGATGAAGATTATATGGATATCAAAACATTAAAAAGATTTAGATTTGGTGATTATTTTAAAGGTGATATTAACGAAGTTGATGACACAGCACAAGATGATGGAACCAACATACCTAAACTTCAAGCTGATGTTAAAAAATTGGCTACCTTGATTAAAAACAAATTTAGCGTATATTTGAGCAAACTAGATAAACCCATAGAACAAGCACAATTCCTTACAGCTATGGCCAATGAAATTGGTGTACCTTTGAATAAATTGAGCACCATCATTAGTAGCTATAAAGATATAGCGGCTCAAGATAAAGCAACAGGTGGTAAACCACCAGTTACAACTGAGAAAAAAGTTATGACAAAAGGACAACTTGAAGAGAGTTTGAAAACTAAGAAAACTATAAAAGTAGTAAAAGTAAAAGACATAAAATAATGAGTGATTACAAAAAAATAGCTGAAAACGCTTTAAAGAAAGCCAACAAAAGCAAGTTATTAAACGAAGGTGTTGTGTATCCAGAAGGCATGGCTGAAAGAATGCACAAGAAACTTGAGGAGGATTTGCTTAATGGGAACCATTCATTGGGTAAACACCCAGTATTTCCAGAAGGGGACGAAGCTAGGTTTGAAGAAAAAATAATGGGTGAACGTTTTAGCGAAGTTGCTAAGCGTTATAAAAGAACGTTTGATGTTGATTCAATTGACAATAAAGATGTTGTGCGTGAAATGATGCCCATGGTTTATGAAACCATAGGGTTGGAGACAAAACACAGAAAAGCTCTTTGTAAATTGGCAGAGGAAATGATACGTGAAGAATTTAATATGAGCAAAGACGTTGTTGAAATTCATGCTGAATTGACCAGCGAAATCAATATGGTTGGTACCAAGAAGAATCCTAAACCTATGACAACTGAAATGCAATTTAAAAACCATGATGAAATGGTAAACGCCAAAGATGAGGTTTATAGAAGAAGATTTATGAACGCCATGATACAAGGTGCTGCTAAAAAATGCAACCACATGTTTCATATGGTTGACGATGAGTTGACTGATTTGGACCCAAGACTTCCAAACAAATATTCTAAAATGATGGCAGCTGCTGATTATATGTATTACATTATTCCAGAGATGGAAAACGGTGTAAACGGTGGTGTTGTTAGAGTTCAATTTCCAACAGCGTCAAACCCAAAGGCTGTTATTTATGCACAAGCAATGGTGTTCCCAGTTCTTATTCATGAATTGGTCAAGGGTGTGATGGAATTGTTATCAGCACATGCTTTGCCTAAAAACAAAAAGTTGGGTGAATATGTAATCAACAAATCCGATTTCTTGGCCGCTGAACCTTGGGATATGAGAATGGGACCAGGACTATGGAGTAGATTTACGAATATGATTGAACCAGATGATTTCCATTTGAAACATCACATTTATACAGAATTAGCTTCTTTACCAGTTAGAGAATTCAATGTTAAAATGAGAGAGATTATGGCTGGTACCAAAGAAGGCAAAAAGATAATCCAAGGTATTGTTAATGAAGTAAAAGCTGGGTTGCAAGAAGATGAATTCAATGATGCGATGAACGAGATAAGCAGAAAAGGTGAGGGTGCAATGGATACAATTTCCGATGGTACCGAAAGCGATAAAGGCTTTGATTTTGAAGACCTTTTCGGTGATAACAAGGATAAAGATTCCGATGATGATTCCGATGGTTTTAAGTTCGATGAATTATTCTAAAGTAACTATTACATAAATGCAATAAGGCCCTATTAGGGCCTTGTTTGTTTAATATAAGGCACTTTATAGTATAATAACATATTTATAGTAAAAGAATATGCTAACAACGACTGAAATATTTAAAGAGTACGCCAAATGTTTAACAAGTCCAATTTATGCGATTGAGACTTATTTGGAAACATTTGACAAGACTCAAGAGGGTTTTGTCCCGTTCAAATTATTTCCTAGACAGAAAGAAATCATACACGCTTATGATAGACACAGGTTTAATCTTATAACCAAACCTAGACAGGCTGGTGTATCAACTACAACAGCTGCATATATGGCAATCAAGGTTGGTTTTGCTGATGCTGAAAATCCAGAAGCGGTGCTAATCATCGCCAACAAACAAGAATTGGCCTTTGAATTCCTTGCCAAAATTAAAGACTTTCTATCTCAATTACCAAGATGGGTTTGGGGTGCTGAATACTACGGAAATGCTAAAAACGAATCCAAGAGTATTTTCCTTACAGATTCTAAAAAAGAAATCAAGTTGCCTAACGGTAGCCGTGTAAAAGCAGTTGCAACATCAAAAGATGCGTTGCGTGGTTTTACACCTACATATCTTGTAATGGATGAGGCTGCGTATATTGATAACGGTGCTGAAGTATTTGGTGCTGCTTTGACTGCATTGGGTACGGGTGGTAAAGCAACTCTTATCTCTACACCACGTGGTATGGACGCTTTGTATTACAAGACATACGACCAAGCAAAGAAAAAAGAAAACAACTTTAACATCATTGAAATGAAATGGTATGAAGATTTGCGTTATAATAAAGATTTGAAATGGTTGAAAGATGACATAGTTGAACCAGAAGTTGAATTTACTTTTCAATCTTATAAGAACAGACTAGAAGATGGGTGGAAACCTACTTCATCTTGGTATGAAGAAATGTGTAGAGGTATGAACAATGATGTCAAGATGATTGCACAAGAATTAGACGTATCGTTTATTGGTTCTGGTGGTAACGTTATTGACGAACAGTATATTGATTTGCAAAATAAAAACAACGTAAAAGACCCTGTGATTACCAAGGGGGGTGAAAACGAAACATGGATATGGGAGCTTCCACAAGAAGGTCATCAATATGTCATGGGTGTGGATGTATCTAGAGGTGATGGTGAGGACTCTTCAACAATTGTTGTTGTTGATTTTACTACCATGGAACAAGTTATGGAATATCAAGGCAAGATTCAACCAGACTTGTTGGCTCAATTGGTAGAAGAGTATGGTGAGATGTATAAAGCATATACTGTAGTCGATGTTACTGGTGGTATGGGTGTATCTACTGTATTGAAGTTGATTGAGTTTGATTACAAAAGACTTCATTATGATAACCAAAACGGTAAAATTTTATCAGCTAGACAAAGAGAATTATCTACTTACAACAAGGAGAATAAAATTCCAGGTTTTCACGCAACTTCTGTTCGTTTACCAATGATTTCAAATCTTGAATACAAGATTAGAACTGATGGTATCAAAATTCGTTCAGCTAGAATGACTTCAGAAATGAAAACTTTTATCTATAAGAACGGAAGACCAGACCATATGGAAGGTTATCATGATGACTTGCTTATGGCTTTGGGGATGGCTTTGTGGGTGGTTGAACATTCATTTAAAAACCTAGAAAAGTTAGAAAAACAAAACAAAGCTATTTTAAATAGCTGGTTGGTTGGGGCCAATACCAACCCTACACAAACAGACCTTGAAAAAGGAACTGGTTTTGTTAGCAAAGAAAATAGAAACAAAATATCAGCACAAAAACCTAAGTTTAACCCAATCGTGTCTAAAAACATGCAAGACCCAACAGGTCAATATATGTGGTTATTTAGCGGAAGCAAATAAAGTCTTTATTTTTTATAAAAAAATAGTATAATTTAATAAAAAACACAACATGGCAGAAAAACAAAAATTAACAGTATTTCAAAGGCTAGGGCAAATTATTGGTCCAGATGGACCTAAAATAAAACAAAACCAACCACAACCACAAAGATACAATATAGGCAATGACGTACTTCTTAAAACAGATAACAAAGCTGATTTTGAGAAAGCAAAGTTACAAGCACAACAAAGCAAGTATCTAGGTCAAATGTGGAAAAAGGTTGAAAGTGGTTTGTTCCAACAATCTATCAACTATGAAACTACACGTATTGGTTCGTACTCAGATTTTGAGGCAATGGAATTTTATCCAACCATAGCAGCTGCTTTGGATGTGATGATGGAAGAATCTTCTACCCTAAATGACAAGGGTAGAATTATGAATATATATTCAGATAGCAAACGTGTAAAGGGTATTCTTGAAGATTTATTTTTCAATAGACTAGATTTACACGTATCTTTGCCTATGTGGACAAGAAACACACCTATTAGAGAAAATAGTATTATACCGTTATTAGATGGTACTGAAGTAACAATTAAAGAACTCTCTAACAGGGTTAAATCTGGTGAAGAAATATGGTCTTATGCTATACAAGATGGTACCAAAGCAATTGTACCTAGTAAAATAATATGGTGTGACCTAACTAGAAAAGATTCTGAATTGTATAGGGTTACACTTGATGATGGAACATATATTGATACAACCCCAGACCACGAATACATGCTTAGAGATGGTTCTTACAAAAGAGCCGATGAATTAACCCAAGGTCAATCACTCATGCCTTTTTATGGAAAAAAAGAATTAATCAGAAAAAATCATATAAATGGTTATGAAAAAATTTTCAATCCAGCTATTAATAAATATGAATTTACACACAGAATAGTTAGTAATACTTTTAAAAATTCAGAATATGAAAATTCTATTGAAGATTATTTTGTTACTCACCATGTTGATTTTAATAAATTAAATAATAATCCAAATAATTTAATTAGATTAACAAATAATGAACATACATTGTTACATAATATTATGGGTGGAATAGGTTCTAAAACCTTAGCTAGACCAGAAGTTAAAGCTAAAAGAATGGCTGGAATCGATAAATATTTACGTTCTGATAAACGAAAAGAAAGATTGTCTAAAGAAATGTCTGGTATTTACCCTAAATATTTTAAACAATATAACAATAGTAATTTACACACAGAACATAATGAAATTCGTTCTAAAAAAATGTTAAGTAACTGGGGTTCTAATGAATTCACAGAAAAAACTAAAAAAGGCATGACCATTGAAATTAGTGATGCTTGTTTAGTATACATTTCAAATTTAATTATCAATAATGAAACTTATATTGGAGTTAATAAATTATCAGAATTACTTAAATTAGATTCTAAGTTTATCAATTTATTTAAAGAAAATTATACTTTAAGAAAAGATATCACTAAATCAATCAACCCAACAACACTTAATAAAGTTATTTTTAGAAAAACAAATCAGAATTATTTTGATTTTGTTTTTTCTATTAAACCAGAATTAATTTTAGATAAATCTTATATAAAAGCAAAATCAATTTATTTAGGTAAGACTAAAGAAAAACAACTATTAAACCATAAAGTTGTTTCTGTTGTTAAATTAACTGAAACATCCGATGTTTATTGTTTGGAAGCTGTTGGTCCTAACGGAGAACATGATAGACATAATTTTCCAGTTTGTGGTTTTAACATAAATGATTCATATTCAAGATGTTCTGGTGTGTTTTTGTCAAATTGCAAGTATGGTGATAACTTCGTTTACTTAAATATTGATGAAAAACATGGTATTTTGGGTGCCAAGCAAATGCCAAATTACGAAATGGAACGTAGAGAAAGTGGTTTATTTGATATGATTACTGGTCGTGAGACAGTCAACAGCCAAGTAGCAACAGCTGATAAAACAAAATTCTTTTGGAGAGGTCGTGACGTTGAATTCAATTCATGGCAAATAGCTCACTTCCGTTTATTGGGTGATGATAGACGTTTACCTTATGGTACTTCTGTGTTGGAAAAAGCTAGACGTATTTGGAAACAACTTATTCTTTCTGAAGATTCAATGTTGGTTTATCGTGTGACTCGTGCCCCAGAAAGACGTGTGTATAAAATATATGTTGGTAATATTGATGACGGGGATGTTGAAGCATACGTGAATACAATTGCTGATAGATTCAAACGTATGCCTATCGTAGACCCACAAACTGGTCAAATGGACTTGCGTTACAATCAGTTGTCAAACGACCAAGATTATTTTATCCCAGTTCGTACTGAAGATGCACCAAACCCAATCGATACTCTGCCAGGTGCTACAAACCTAGACCAGATTGCGGATATTGAATATTTGAGAAGCAATTTGTTTACAGCACTTAGAGTCCCTAAGCCATTCTTGGGATTTGATGATACAACTGGTGAAGGTAAAAATCTTGCATTGCAAGACATACGTTTTTCTAGAACCATAAATAGAATACAACAAGCTATGTTACAAGAATTTAACAAGATAGCTATCATTCATTTGTATTTGTTAGGGTTTGAGGAAGATTTTGATAATTTTACACTTACCCTTAACAATCCATCAACTCAAGCTGAAATGCTTAAGATTGAGCACATGCAAACCAAGGTTACGCTTTACAAAGATGCGGTATCTGATTCTGGAAACGGATTTGGTGCTATGTCAATGACTCGTGCCAAGAGAGATATATTGGGTATGTCTGATGATGAAATTAAGGAAGACTTGCTTGAACAGCGTATCGAAAAAGCAGCCGCTGCTGAATTGGCCAACTCTTCTAACGTTATCAAACATACAGGTATGTTTGATGTTGTAGATAGAGTTTATGGTGACTTTAAACTAGCACTTAAAGGCGGTGGGGGTGATGGAGCTGAAGGAGAAGGTGGAAAAGAAAGCAGTGGTGGCGGTGGAGGCGGTGGCCTTGGCGGTTCCTTTGGTGGAGGCGGTGGCGGTGGTGAAGACCTAGATTTCGGTGACGAAGGAGAAAGCGAAGCGGCTACTGAAGCTGGTGGTAAAGAGGGTGCTGCTGAAGCAGAGGCTGGGGCAGAAGAAGCTGGGGTTGAAGCTGGGGCAGAAGAAGCAGCTCCAACAGAAGTTACTGAATCGGTAAAGAAAGTACAAAAAATACTTAAAGAACAAAAGATTGTCTTGGCTAAGAAATTAGACGAAAGAACCAAAAAGTATCAAGGTAAATTTATGGAAAGACTTATTGAGTCAGTAAAATCAACACCAAAAGAACAAGTAGAAAAAATAAAAATTTACAACA